GATACAGAGTATCCAGAGTTGACATGGAAAAGTTCTATGTTCACAGATTGATTTGGGTTTTTCATAATGGTTCTACAAATGGACTAGATGTTGACCACATTGATGGAAACAGAGACAACAACAAGATTGAAAATCTTAGGCTTGTTGATAGTCAGAAAAACAATCAAAACATAAGAAATGCAAGAAAAACTAATGTTCTTGGCGTTCTTGGCGTAAGCATAAAAGCTGGAAAATTTTGCGCTCAAATTTCATTTAATAGAAAAGTTAAGCATCTTGGATTGTTTGATACAGCAGAAGAAGCGCACCAAGTGTATTTGGAAGCAAAAAGAAAAATACATGAAGGATGCTTAATATGAAACGCCCATCATTTCAGTTTTACCCAAGCGATTGGTTGCGTGACACTGCTTTGCGCTCTTGCTCAACAGGTGCACGTGGTTTGTGGATGGACATGATTTGTTTCATGCACGAAGGTTCACCTTACGGACATTTGAAGGTTGGAGATAAGGTTATCCTTTCATTTAACCTTTCACGCATGGTTGGCGAAACCTTAGAGGTTGTAGAAGGTTGGCTTGATGAGTTATCAACAGCAGGCGTTTATGAAACAACTGACGAAGGTGTGATTTACTCAAAGCGCATGATTCGTGATGAGAACCTACGCCAGATAAGGGCTGCTGGTGGTTCTAAGGGTGGAAACCCTGCTTTGATGGATAAGTGTAAGGTTAACCTTGAGGATAAGCAAAAACAAACCCCTTCATCTACATCTTCATCTGCATCTTCATCTACTAAAAAAGAGAAGGTCGCTAACGCTCTTGTTTTGCCAGATTGGATGCCATTGGAAACTTGGGAAGCGTTTTTGGCTATGCGTAAAAAAATCAAGAAGCCTGCAACTGACAAGGCAATTGAACTTCTTGTTGCCAAGCTGGAAAGATACAAAGCCAATGGTCAAGACATTCAGGCTGTTCTTGAGAAGTCAATCACAAGCAGTTGGCAAGATGTTTTTGAAATTAACGAGCGCCAGCCATTTGCCAACAAATACGATGTGGCTCACGTTACAACGCCACCACCGCCAAACCAAGACGCTGCTTTGCGGAAGATTGAAGCAGATGCAAAGAAAGCCACTCCAGTTCCTGAGAGTGTTCGTTTGTTAGCCAAACAATTTAAGGTGGGCGTATGAGAATCGTTTGTTGGTTTAGCTGCGGAGCCGCAAGCGCAGTCGCTACAAAACTTGCTATTGCTGAAAATGCAGGCAAATTGCCTTTAATCATTGCTTACACAGAGGTGGCAGAAGAACACCCAGACAACAAGCGTTTTTTGAAGGAATGTGAAACTTGGTTTGGTCAAGAAATACAGATTCTGAGAAACGAAAAGTATCAGGGCAGCATTTTTAATGTCTTTGAAAAGCAACGCTACATTGTTGGAATTGCTGGCGCTCCATGCACAAAGTTCTTGAAAAAAGAAGTTCGTCAAAAGTTTGAGCAACTGACAGACAGGCAAGTGTTTGGCTACACGGCTGAAGAACAGCACCGCCTAGACCGTTTTATTGATGCTAACAACGATGTGGACATTTGGACACCGCTGATTGACAAAGGGTTGTCCAAAGAAGATTGCCTGGCAATGCTTCAAAACGCCAACATTGAATTGCCTGAAATGTACCGCCTTGGGTATCACAACAACAACTGCATTGGCTGTGTAAAGGGTGGCGCAGGCTATTGGAACAAGATTCGTGTGGATTTTCCGCAACACTTTGAACGAATGGCAAAACTTGAGCGCGTCATTGGCGCAAGCATCACAAAGTCAAAAGGTGAACGGGTCTACCTTGACGAACTACCGCCAGATGCAGGCGACTACCCTAAAGAGCAAAACATTGAATGTTCTATTTTTTGCCACATGGCTGAAACGGAATACAAGTGAATTATTTTCAAGCGAACCAAATTCTTGACGGAATCAAGGATAATCTGTCTTATAATCTAGACACAATCAACAAAGCACTTGAGCTGACAGGCGACCTAGATGGATTTCAACCAAGTATTCGAGCAACAAGTGGAGCATCTGACAAAGATGGCTTTGCAGAAGGGCTGGATAGCTTACGCCAAGCAACGGGCGCAGGAGTTGGAAGATGACCCGTCAGGTCTTTGGGTTGGGTTGGTTGAAGCGGTACGAGAAAGACTAGATGAACGTAAATGAAAGGTTATGAAATGGAACTCGACACACGCATTGAAACGACACGAAAGCGCCGACACATCAATGTTGACGCTCACGGTGATGAAGTCTGGGTCAGCATGGTGGTAGAAGCTGCCCGTTGTCACGTTACGCTGACCAAAGACCAAGCCAAAGACATGATTGCTGCCTTGATTCGCATTGTTGACGCAGAGGTGACCAAATGATTGACCAAGTGTTAATAAACCAAATTCAAAAGATGGAACAAATTAAACACGCTTTAGAGCTGGCGCGTAAAGCCTTGTCTCACACAGCTACTGATTTGATGCACGAAAACTTTGAAGCCGAGGAAAAGGCTTTGGTAGCCATTGACTTTGCATTGGAAAAGCTATGAATAACGCTCAGTTGCAAGAAGCCATTGACAAAACACGCGCTTGGCTAAATCCACAATCAAGTACGGCATTGACGCCATCACTTAAAGCAAAAGAAGATGCGATTGCTTACCTATCAGAGTTACAAAAGATTCAGGTAGTGCGCGCTCAATTGATAAGCACTCCAAAAGTCTCATTTGGAGATAAGTTATGAACTGGCCATTTAACTACCCACCAGTGGCTTGGACTGCCAAACAAATCAAAGAATACGCGCAACAACAACGCGCACAAACAGAGGATGCTCCGCTATGAAAGAAGCATTGAAGCTGGCGCTTGAGGCGTTGGAGAATCTACCAGCTTTAAATTGGATTCCTGAAAAAGATATGCAAGTTCAAGAATCCATCACCGCCATCAAAGAAGCCTTGGTACAGCCAGAGCAGGAGCCTGTGGCGTGGCGTGTCAAAGTAGAAACCAAACGTAGAGATGGGTCAGTAACTGCTGGCTACCAATTTCGTAACGAAAAGATGTCGAAGCACGATGAACCGCTCTACACCAACCCACCATCGCGCAATCCGCTGACGGATGAGCAGCACAGTGCAATGTGGGATGCAATCCGAGAGCTTGGGCACACAACAAAAGATCAAACATCTGAGATTTTGGAAATTGTCTCTGATCGTTTAGCTGCCCACGGCATTAAGGAGTAAGACATGAAAGAAAAAATACATGACTTGAAAACGGCGCTTGAGGTTTTACGCATTCAACAAACAGTGTCTTTTGATGACTGTCAAAAGCTAATGACGGATGTGCATGAAAAAACTGGATTTACGCCACCAACTTTTGAAATCAGCGGCAATCAATGGTGCGCGTTGGTCAACTTGGCTGTCGCACGGTTTGGAAACATTACCCCACCACAGCGCACATGGGTTGGGCTGACGGATGAGGAGATATGGAAAGACGATGCAATCATGTCTGCAAACAGCGGCTACGGCGCAACGTTTGATACTTTGCGAGACATAGTTTGCGCCATCGAAGCCAAACTCAAGGAGAAGAACACTTGAGATATGCAGCAAGAGTTGACCAAAACCAAGACCAAATTGTTTCTGCTTTACGCGCTGCTGGTGCTTACGTCTGGATTATTGGCTTGCCAGTTGACCTATTGGTTGGTTACAACGGGCAGACATACTTGGTAGAAGTTAAAACCAACTCCAAAAAGGGTTTAACGAAGCTACAACAGGTTTTTTTTGAGAAGTGGGTTGGTGGTAGGTTAGAACGAATTGAAGGGCCAGAACAGGCTTTACGCATGATTGGAGTTATATGACACGCAAATCTTCATTAAAAACACAAGTAGGCGGCACTCACTACAAAGAGATGCCAATTCAGCCAGCAGAGTTTATTTACATGAACGACATTGGTTTCTTTGAGGGCAACGTGGTCAAGTACGTTAGCCGCTGGCGAGATAAAGGTGGCATTGCTGACCTTGAGAAAGCCAAGCATTACATTGATATGCTGATTGAGTTTGAAAGCCGATGAGATATGACCTGATAGACAAGTCACAGGCAAAACGCCTGATGACGATGCTTTGGCCTAAAGTCTTGGCGGCATTAGATTCAGGTCGTAAGTTGACGATTGAAGTCAAAGACGCAAGCAAAAGCCGTGACACCGAGAAGTTGTATCACGAACTAATTGGGCAAATAGCAAAACAGGCTCAACACATGGGCGCTAAATGGTCGGCAGATGACTTTAAACGGCTCTTGGTAGACCAATTCATGCGAGACATAGGCGAAGGTGGCGGAAGGGTTATTCCTAACCTTGATGGCACAGGAATAGTCCAACTGGGTACTCAGACCAGAAACTTTACGCAAGAGCAAGGCAGCGAGTTTATTGAATGGCTTTATGCGTGGGCAGCAAACAACGGGGTAACGATAGATGAGCAAGCCAAGACGTAAGTACAAGCCAAAAGGCGTTCGCATGGACACTTTGACTTGGGTTATCTCAGGATTCAAAAAGGTCGCTGAAGTGCCAGACGCAGGAACTAAGCTGATGCTAAAGAATCATGTTTCGTTTGACGAGCTTCGTGAAGGTCGAGGCGATACGCACCATGTGGATAACTTAATCTCAATGGTCAACATGGCTGAAGCCTTGGCAAAACGCCAGCTTGGTCGTGATTGGCTTGAGGAAATCAGAGAAGCTCAGGATGCGATTTTCCAAATGGCTCAACGTGGAGTCAGCGGAAAGCCCTTTTTATTCACTGGTGAGGAGCTAAAAGCTGTGCAAGTTATCATGGAATTGCACGATGAGCAGTTACGCAATTGCTCTGTCAGGACTTTAGAGCTTGCTTTGGTGGACATTGAAAACGAATTCAAAGGCAACAAGATGAGGCGCATAGAGCCAATAACAGCATGATTGCAAGACCAAAACACCAATATTTCAGAAGTAAAAAGATGATGGAAGCCTATCGAACAATCCCATGCCAGAATTGCTATATTGAAGATGGCACTGTTTGTGGCGCTCATGCAAACTGGGGTTTTGGTAAAGGCATGGCAGTTAAGGCAGATGACAGCAAATGTGCAAGCCTCTGTTTTTCATGTCATTCAATGCTTGACCAAGGTTCAAAGTTGTCACGAGAACAAAGACAAGAGTTGTGGCAGATGGCTCATCAAAAGACAGTAGCAAAGCTGAAAGCTAGTGGTAAATGGCCTTCTGAGATACAATAAACTATCAGTTGCCTACTCGTTTGTTCATGGCGATTAGGTCTTAAAGGCAGTTCGTCTGCCTTCTTTTTGAAAGGCTTTATATGGCAGGACTTTTGGCGCCAGCAGCGGAAATCAAGATTGAAATCGAGGAAATCGAGGCTGAAAAGCCCGTTATCGAAGGCTTGACCGCAGAATCAAACAAAAAAACCCGTGACACATTGGTTGAGACTCAAATGCTCGGCCCTGTCAAGGTTGACGCTCCAAACTCTGAGTATTGGCGTGAACTCGCTAACGTATGGCGCACATCACCAGACCAAGCAAAGCGCCGCCTGTGCGCTAATTGTGAGTACTTTGATGACGCGCCTGAAACATTGGAAGCAATGGAAGTCGTGCCACAAGATGAGTTTGACAAAGACGGTGGCGGTCGTGGTTACTGCAACAAGTTTCTTTTCGTGTGCCATCACCAACGCACCTGCCGCGCTTGGGAAAAAGCCCCAGTGATGAAAGAGGCCGAAGATGAAAATGAGTAAGCCACAAGCCAAGAAAGTTGGCAAAGTCATGGATGAATACAAAGCTGGCAAGCTCCACTCTGGCAAGGGTGGCAAGGGTGGCAAGGTTGTCACTAATCCAAAGCAGGGTCTAGCCATTGCTTTAAGCGTTGCCAAAAAGAAAAAGTGATTTCTAAAAAACTTCACTTTGTCTGGGTTGGAGATGAATCCAAACGCCCAGATCACTGCATTGACACTTGGAAGACCTTAAATCCTGACTACGAGGTTCGGATTTGGGGCAATGACGATCTAAAGTCAACCAAGTGGTTCAATGCCAAGCACATCAAGGAAATGGCTCAACATGAGCTGTGTGGTGTTGCAGATATAATGCGCTATGAAATCCTATATAACG